TTACCATAAAAATATAAAAGTTTACACCTTTTGCCCCTTTTTTGCCCCTTTTCAGAGCAAACAAAAAACCGCCAAACGCCAGCGGTAACATCATCTATTCTAAATAGTCTTTTTCTGTAATTACTTTTAATCTAGTAGAATAATTCTGAAATGTTGAGAATTTAAAGCGTTTAGGATCTTCAAGTTTATTTCTATCATTTATTTCCAAAGCATGGTTATAGTCTATAATTGCTTTTACCAACTTATTAATTATGACCTTATCATTGTCCATTACTTTATAATAATCTTCTATTTTCCGAAGGCGGAAAGTTGTATTCAGCAAATAACTTTTATCTTCTAAAATCAATGTTTTACCAATATCTAATCCTTCAACATATCCTTCTTTTGCCGAATTTCTAAGTTTATACTTCAACTGATACTTTTTAGGAATGTAACTTCTAAATGGAATCAAGAAAGTTAGCCCCTGTATTTTGACAACAGTTACCGCAAATCCCCTTCCTTTATTCGTTATTTCCTTCGTCTTAAAGTCATAATCCATCGCTTGAATAAGGTCGTAATCTTTGCACATTTCTAAATTAATTTGACCTAATTTTAACTTCTTACTTTTCATTCCTATTCCTTAGATAAAAAGCTCACTAAAAAGTGAGCAACATTTCCAATGAGATACTTCTGTTGACGAGCGCGTCTCTCCGCCCCCTCATTGCCTTAAGAAAAGGCCGGGCGAATCGAAAGGAGGTGGTTTTTCCTGTTTTCAATTCTACTTATTTTTGCACATTTTTTGAATTTTGTCAAACAAAAAAACCGCTAGCGATTGCCAGCGGTCAAATGTAATTAAATTTTAAAATCCTTTCTATCTTATTTTGTCGTGATAAGCCCTTCTGGCTCAACCACGAATTCAGGCTTGTCAGCAAGAGAACCATCTGGTTTAAGGTAGTACCAGCCTTTCCCGTCTGCTGATTGGATAAATGCGTTAGATTCCATGTCGCCATTTTTAGCGTTGAGATGGTACCATGTATCTTTATATTTAACCCAACCAGTAAGCATTTCACCGTCTTCTTTGAAATAGTACCATTTTTCAGCAATCTTCTTCCAGCCGGTAGCCATTTCGCCCGACTTATCAAAGTAGTACCATGCACCATCTGGTCGTTTCTTCCATTTATCTGCAAGCATATAACCCGAACCGTCGAAATAATACCAAGTTCCGTCAATCTTTTCAAATTGCTCTTTAAGGTAAGATCCGTCTTCTTTAACGTACCAGTATCCTGTATCGTTTTTCTTCCAGCCAGACTCAACAACTAGACCGTGCTCAATATCGTGTTTAAATTGCTCACGACTGATGCCCCAACTTGCTAAGTAAGGGTATGGATCAACGTGGTCTGAGTTGTTATTTGGCTGATTGTATGTACAGTATTCATGCGACTTAATACCTTCCAATGCGTCCGAATCTAAAGTTTTTGGAAGTCCTGCTTCATCTGCTAGATTTCGTAGTAATTCAATATATAGACGATAGTCTTCCATGAATTCCTCTTTAGTCGAATGACTTTCAATCAGTTCAACTGCTGCATAGGTTTCGTAGTTCCAGCCACCGCCGACATCATAAGAACCGTTATTTACTGGTCCTACTTGCATTACACGTCCATTACCGACAACGTGCGAGAAGAAGCCGGATTCAACAGGTCTGCGCATGTGGTAGTCTGCTTCGTTTTGAGCTGTTGAGTTTTTATTTCCAGTTGAATGAGCGTGAATTTGACGATAAGGAGCATATCCGATCTGTGGAAGTCCTTCTCTATATCTGCTTGTGTCAATATCCATGTTATTGTCCTTTCCAAGCATCGTTCATTTGCTTGACTGCTGACTCAACGAAGGTATCGAGGTCACTGTCAGTCATGTGGATGTTGTACTTGCTAAGCTCAGCACGGATTTTAATACGTGCCTGTTCCAGCTTCTCCTCGCCCTTGTAGCCAGTTTCAGCTGATACCTGCTCAACTGCGTTTACTGCATTTCTAGCCAAGATTTCAACAATCTTGATTGTCTTTTCTCCGCCTTTTTGAACCAGGTATTCTTTGATAGCTTTAACTGCGATACCTGCCAAGATAACTAGAATGCTAATTGCTCCATTAATTAAAATTTCATTGATCTGTTGCATTTGTATGTTCCTCCGAAATTTCTAAGTTTAAGTATTTATTAAACAAGGCATCAATTCGCCCATTACCGCCTAGCTTCTTATAGCTAGAGTGCATCTTATGAATAATATCAGACTCATGCACTGTTGTATATCCACGTTTTAGAGCAGTAGTGATATCCCGTTCTAAACGTAGATACATTGTAGCTAAATGCGCTTCATCGTGAACTGCTAGTTTATTGTTGATCTCAATAATTTTCTTTTGGTTATCTTCTCCGATAACATGAATAGTATTCAATTCACTTTTAAGCTCCTTGAATTGTTCCTTGTTGAGATTTCCAGCTTTGCTGGCTCTCATTCCAAACCAGCCAGTGGCCACTACTCCGATTGTGGGTGCTAGTTGTGTGATAGCGTGTATTAATTTCTCAAACGCTTCTGACCATGCCATAACTCCCCCCCTCTTTCTATCGTGCGACTGGCTTGGTTTCAAGCTCGTTGTTTTCCTTTGGTACCTTAGGTGGCTCCCACTTCCAGATACCCAATTTCCCGTTTTGTTCAAGACTTGCTAGCTCTTCAAGTGTTTGCCCTTGATAAATGAAGGCTTCATTAACTTGAACCATGACACGTTGCCCTTCTTGAAATTTCTCGACATGATTTGGATTTTCAAGCGTAAAAATTTCTTGTGGCTTGTAGGTTTTACCAATCTGTCCGAGATCGACCAGTTCAAGCCCACGCTTAAACAATGTAGGATCCAGCGGATTGTCTACATCCGTTACTCGAACTAGAACCGACCAATCTGCTACTGCCTTAACTTCTGCAATTTTAGCATCTTTCTCAGCGAGCTTAACTTCATATTCTTGAGCCTGAGTATGCAAATCTTCTTGTAGTTTCTTCACACCATCAGCTGGATTTAGTTCAGTAGCGACCTGGCCAAGAACTGCCTCAATCAGAACCTCGTCTGACTCGTTCACACGGTCGCCAATGAGAATGCGATCAAATGCCGTATAAGGCGCTTCTTGACGAATCGCCACAAATGTGCGATTACTATCCTGTAAGTATTTATTTACTACTTTAAATGTCATAAATTATTGTTCCTCCTGTGGTTTATCTAATTCTTCTGCTACTTTGTCAAATAGAGTTTTTAACTCTTCATTTGACTGTAAGACTTTATTGATTTTTTCAAAACTTAACTTGATATTTTCCAACTCAGCAAGCGCCTCATCACGCTCATTTTTAACTTTTTGCATTTCTTCTGCTTGTTCTTCAAGTCGAATACTTAAAATATTCTTTGCAATCATTTCATCTGTTGAAATGCTACTTGACTCAATGAGAGACGCTTTTAATGCTTTAACAATCAACTCATTGTCCATTTTCTAAATTCTCCAATCGTTTTATGATTTTCTTGTTCTCAAGAGCAATCTCTTGAATGGCTTTCAATGCTATATTAGTTAATTTAAGATTATCCAAACTTAAACTATCACCATTTTCAACTACAAGAGTAGGGTCAACTTTTTGGACTTCCTGAGCAATCAAACCAATATTTGTATGTGGTTTTTGTGGTCTTTTCTCTTCTTCAATCCAGTCATATTCTTTAAATTTAAATTGACTAACATAATCAAGAGCCTTGTGATTTGAAATAGTGATATTTTTTTTCAATCGTTTGTCAGATGAATTTCTATTTATCACCTCCCAAAGACTGTAAGCTTTGTTATTGTAAACATAGTAAATGTCATTTTCACGACCACCAAAGCTAAGAAATACATTTTTTGCATCCCAATGCCCTATATTGGCTGTACTTGAGCCTCCTGATGTTCCGTTAAAGATTTGAAAATTATTGATACCAACTGCACTGATATAGCCATTTACTGTCAACAAGTAATCACTTACTAAACCAACTTTTAAATTTGGTTTAGTAAAGTCTGGTTCTTTGTATATAAATACACCATAAGGCTCGCCGTTAGATCGGCCATGTGAGCCAGTAATTTGAAATCCTACACCATCTTTGGAATTGCGCTCTCTAGGTACGTTAATTTGCATACCTCCATTAAATGCATCTAACGAACCGTAAGTGCCTATTTTTATTTTTGTATGCCCAGTTAAAGTCCCTCCGCTGATATTTACACCTGTAATCGTGCCGCCGTTTATCCTATCACCACTTAAAATACCTGAACGAACCTGACTTGCATCAATCGCAACACTCTGAACGCGATTAATAAAGGCTTGTTTAGCAAACAATTGACTCAAGTAGGCTTCATTTGCGACTAATTTGTTGAATAATGCCTGGTCAACTTTTATTTTTTCAGCAGTGACTGCTTCAGCTCCCAAAATTTGGGTAGTTACTGAACCAGCTTCAAAGTTAGCGGTCTTCAGCTTGTCAATCATAGCTGATTTGATAACCGCATTGTCAATTAAGGTCTCGCCTGTGATATGCGTAGCCTTACCTATAATACGGTTGTTCCCATTAGCACCAACGTTAATACCAGCAATAATATCTCCTGCGCTATTCAAGGCCTTGATGGCAAAGCTATCTTGTAGCAATGACATAGTCACTCGGTTATATTCATTGTTATAGTCAGTACTATCTACAAATTCTTCAGGAATTATGCGCTTATCAATAACCATTGGTTTATGGATAACGATATTACCAGGACTTGTAAGTGTGAATCTGATAGAGTACTCGTTTAGCTCCCCAGTGTATGGGATATCTAAATACCCTGTAAATACCTGATTACCAGTTTTCTTTAGTAGAATTTGAGAGTTGTAGTACATTCCTAAATTAGTTGTATTATCTAGTAACTGAATTAAAACCCTGCCGTCTCGTGGTACCTTGTCAACTGCAATCTCAATACGATAACCAAGACCCTCGCCTTTTTTTACGAACCTTTTAGTAAGAGGGAATCTAACTCCTAGCCACCCAGACATAGAGTCAGTGTAGTTAATTCTTATGCCATCATGGTCTCCCCAACTGACACGCTCTAAATGTTTATCGGTTGCGACTGATGAAATATATTTAGGAATTTTGGTTGGTGCATAAAATAGGTTGGTAAGATTGCTGAATCTTTTGCCAACTTCGACCTCAAACAATTCTGAGGTCAAGGCCATTCGGGCAATGTTTGAAGCAACGTTTGAGTCTGTCCTACCTAAGATGCGTTCATAAATTAGTGAAGTTTCTTTGACTTGTTGGAAATCCAATCTGTCCACTTTGTCAGCAATTTGACTAGATAGATTTGTGAATTGACCGTCTACTGTTTGCTTATATTCTGCCAACTTAGACTTATTATCTAGCGTGATAGCTTCAAGCCGTTGTCGTGTCCCTTCCGCATCTTCAACATAGGTTCTCTTCGAAACATAGTCACTAGCCAAGACTTCCCTGATTTCTGTCAGTTTATTCTCAGCTTCTTCTCGTGAGTAGCGTTTAAGTTCATCTGATAACTCCTCACGTTCTTTCTGGCTCGAGGTTTTAAAAGTATTTAAATCTCTAGTATTATTAGCAACAATTTGCTTCGCTTCTTCGATGAGATCAGCATTTAACCCAACTTTTATCAAGGCTTCTTCTGCTTTGGTTTTAACTTCTTCAAAGCCTGATGGGTTGAATTCCTGGAACCGTCTGTTGATTTCGTCAGAGAGTTTTTGATTTTCTTTTTTGACCTTATCATTGACCAGTTCAATCTGTCCGTTAAAATCAGTTTTAATTTGATTAACCTTGTTGTCAAAGTCCCTGTCAGCTTCCTCGATTTGATGTTGGATCCTGGCTTCAATGTTATCGAATTGTAAAATCTTCTTCGTTATGGTCCCAGCGTATGAATACTGTGCATCATTCCCAGCTTTACTGTCGGCACTAATACGACCACGAAGCCCGCCTTTGAAGTTGAAAGATTGACTCAAAACTGGAGATTTGAACGTTTCCCCTGTGTTGGTTTTAATGGTCACCCACTGCCCTACATCAAGTAACAGATGTCCTTGATAATTCAGACTAAACGGATAGTACCTGATATCTTTGATATTGTGATAGAGGTTGTCTAAAACAGACTGAGACATCAACACATTCTCAATCTCTAGCGAACGACCTGTACGCAATCCGACCGTGAGCGTTTCTTTATCTTTCTTACAAGTTATCCCTGCAATTTGATACTCAATCTCGCTCTTGGTCAATCCGTGCATGAAGTAGCTATCAGCAGTTATCACAATTCCAGAGTCGGTCAATTCCTTGACTTCGAGTTTACCTTCCCGATTGAAAAAACAAGACATTCCGAGCATTTGAGCTGATAGCCCTAACACGTCTCGGAATGTCATTTTTTTATCTTTAGGAATCTTGTCAATTCGATAATTCATGGATGCAAGACCCATGTTTTCATTGGCAAGCTCGATACCTGTTTTTAAACAGATTTCTTTGATCACATTTCTGATTTCTGCTGGGTAGGTTAAGTCTGTGACGTGTTCACGGTTCAACTTAAACATTCCGTCCATAAGCTCAAGCTTGGTTGTTTTGCGGTTGCGGTCAATTTCAATGTCGTTGATAAAATACTCTCCCATTTTAACCCATTCATAGGTTCCGTCGACCAAAAGGCCAATCTCTGGGTAAATCTTATCCAACTTTCTAAACGATGTAATCACGCTCGCAAAAACAATCTTGGCACTACCTGCGCACGTCCCTCCTGGCTTGTATGTATCGCCTTTGATATAGCCATAATCAAAACTAGCCTCGTTGATGTCTCTAGATTGATAGTTTCCTACTCTGATAGCAAGGGTACGGTTTTTAGCGAACATCGCTTCATTGAATTTCTGTCGTCTGAATACATCCATATTTAAAAACCTACCTTTCTATCAGATTGAACTTGGCGCCAGACCATGGCTTGAATTTTTCAGTAAATGAGTAACTCGGAGCCGTTCTGTCTCCGACATAAAAAGTCTTTGTAGTTTGACCTGACATAGGGTCAGGATAGGACACCGTGAAGAATTCAGGCGATACGGCATTTAAAAGCTGACTCATTTCTCCTTGAGTCAGCATGCCCCACTCACAATCTAATTTACGTTTAACCGTGATACGGTCACGCACCATGTCTCCGTTTGCGTTACGTCCTGTTTCTCCGTCGATGTCCTGAATACCTACTTGAAAAGATTTGGGAGGCTTAACAGCCACCCCATTAATAATTAAGCGTGCCATTTTACCTCCCTTTAAATGTTAAGCAAGACTTGTCCTGCACGTTCTTGTTCTCGATTGATTTCTTGAATAGCTACACGTCCAAACTCATGACCGCCAATCTGGATCACGATGTCGCCATTGCCACTAAATCCTCCAGATTGTGGTAAACCACCGCCTAGAGCGTTAACAACGGCACCGCCTACGATACGTCCCATAGTTTGTAAGAAACCAGTATTCTCAAGTGGCATGACAACCTCTTTACCAGCCTCACCAATCATGGCTACGGTAGGACTATCAATGATACCACCACGGGCTAGTCGAGGAAGACTAATAGTCCCGACACTCCCGACCCATCCAAGACCTGGAAGCCTTCTGATAGCATTCAAGACGCCATTGATCATACCAATGAAACCATTAACAACGTTCTCGATTGTTCCAAGCACTGCGTTAACCGCGCTTCTGAAAGCACCACCTACTGCACTACCGACTGCTTGACCAGCGTTAACAAAAATACTTTGAACCGTTGACCAAACACCACTAAAGAAGCTACCAATCGAACTAAATGCATTTGTAACTGCGTTGTAGGCTCTTGTGAAGATATCTCCAAACCAAGTAGCTACGTTAGCAAGTGCATTCGTGACATCGTTCCATCTTCCAGTAAACCAAGTGCCAAGACCGCTGAACACATTCGTCAAGCCAGTCCATGCCTTCTGAAACATATCTGTGAACCATGCTCCGATATTCGATAGAGCGTTAGTGACATCTGACCATCTGTCGCCAAACCAAGTACCTAAACCAGTAAAGATGTTAGTGAGTCCATCCCATCCGTTTTGGAATATATCTGTGAACCAAGTGTCGATATTTGAAAGTGCAGTAGTCACTTCATTCCAGCGCTCACCAAACCACGTTCCTAAGCCTGTGAAGATGGCTACAATTCCATCCCATGCGTCTTGGAATACACCAGCAAAACGTTCTGCGAACGGAGAGAAAATGTCAACAATCGTATCAAAGATAATCTGAAATAGTACCTTGACTAAATCCCACAATGCGCTCAAAGTGGTAAATGTAAGACCATAGACAAACTGAGAGGCATTTTCCAAGAAAGAAAACAACGCACTGACGATCTCGCTCAACCCTTCTTGAATTTTGCTAAAATCTCCTGAAAAAAGACCTTCAATGATATCAACGATACCAGTTAAAAGCTCAGCAATATCTCCTACAAGTTTAGTAATAAAATCATAAGTGTTAATGAATATTTGAGCTAAGAAGTTAAATACTGGCCCTAGAAGCTTGAAAAATACATCAACTATGAACATAATGACTGGATATAAGTGTCTGTTCAATGTTTGAGAAAGCTCGAAGAATTTAGTGCTCAGCTCGACAATTTTCTCGACAGTCTCACCTACGTTACTATTGATTACTTCCGAGAATTTCTTCCCAAATTCATCAAAGACTGGCTGAATGTTCTCATCCCAGCCTTTAATAATTAAATTAATGAGCTTAGATAAGTCTTCACCTGCCGTTTTAATTAGTGGGCTGATATGGTTTTTATAGAATACGCTAATCGTATCTATAATCTTGTTGATAGCTTGTTCTGCGCTCTCGAATATTGGAGCTACGGATTGAAATAGGTTCTGTAGAGAATTAGATAAGCCTGGCGCATTATCCACGATAGCACGCTCTAGAGCCTGCATTATGTCGCTACCAAGTTTCATTGAAATCTCTGTGACAATCGAACCGAGTCCAAGGAATATAGATACTAGAGAGCTCCCAATTCGTACAGCACCTGTTGAAGTTATCGCATCGTAGAACGCACTAGAGAGCGCCTGAGCGATATTCCCGACTGCTTCGTATATTTCACCGATGCTATCGAATGAAGCGACTATAGCTCTTATGATGTGCTGTTTTTGACGCCCTAGACCGTTTGCAATGCTTTCAGCAAGAAATACACCAATACCAACACCAACGGTGGCAATTGAGCCTGCAATCTGACCGAGTGCATAAGCTACCTTTTTGGTCATCCTATCATAAGCATCTACGACTCTTGGATCCGTAGCAATTTCTGCTAATGTTTTACCAATTTCTCCTAATGCAATCTTGATACGTTCTAAACCGTCAGACCTAAATGCGGCATTGAAACCTTTACCAAACAGGTCGAATAGACCTTTTAGTTTATCTCCAAGACCATCAAAAATGCTCTTGAATTGGTTGTCCATGTCGGTAAGAGCAACTTCTGGCAAGATGTCTTTGAAAGGTGCGCCACCGCCCCCTCCTTTTCCTTTCTTACCTTTGCCACCACCGCCACCGCCTCTACCTTTGCCAGCACCGTCTCCGTCGTCAGGGTCGTCTTTTTTGTTTAAGAGGTTGATCTCGTCAAATCCCATTAAACCTAGCAACTCTTTAACGGCTTTCTTGGCTGACTTGGCAGTGTCGTCTAAGTTATCTGCAATACCACCTGAAGCATCGTCTGCATCATCCATGGCATCAGCAAGGTCGCCCGCTCCGCCCGCTGCATCTTGCAAAGCATCTCCAGCGCTGCTTGCTGCACTAGCTATACCGCCGTCTTTTACAGTCGCTTTTTTGTTAAACATCAAAGCGATAAACTCTGCTAATTTGCCAGTGACATTCTTCAATACCATAGCAAATGAGTTTAAGACTGGCATGATGGCATTGATAATTGGTAAAAAAGCATTACCGATGTTGAGAGCCGAGTCTTTCAGCAATGATTTAAACAAACTAATGCGCCCATTGACTGATTGTGACAAGGTCGTGCCATACTTAGCCGTGGCTTGTTCCAAGATAGCCATTAAACGGATTTGTTGTTGTGTTTGGTAGTCTAACTGGTTCCAGCTTTGACCGTTTGCAAAACGTTTAAACGCTTCCGTGGACTGGATCATGGCTACGTTTACGTTGATACCTAAGTCTTCTCAATAATGTTATCGCATGGCTTTTTATCCATACTTCTTACAATTTCTTGTAAGTTCGGCATATATTTTCACCTACAACCGAATTGTTTAGGTGCTTACCACTCGTGGGGATATTTTATTCTGTACTTTTTGGCAAAACAAAAAGCACAGGTTCAATCCCTATGCTCTACGGTGACTAAGCCTTTTTAATTACTTAGTTTACCTCGGTATCGTCATGTTTTAATTCTTTAAATGTGTACCCTTTATAATGTTTCTTTTCACCATTCAAAACTTTGTCAATGAAAGACCTAGCTGGAAAAATATCTTTTGAAGCATCACTTTTTGATGCGTACTCCCTTATTTCTCCAGTTTCAAGATGAATAGCCATGATAGGAATTTTAGGCTTACCACCATCATATTTCCCTTTATTAGCTTCGCTGATTTTTCGCTTTGTTTCTTCAGAGTGGCTTTTACCAAAGAACGAGTTTTTAGATCCTATTCTTTTTTTGGCAATATCGCTCATTTTCTTTCTAAAATCATCATCTCGTTTTTTACCTGTATTTGATATTGACCGTTTTTTAATGGCTGTTGGGTTATTAAAATATTTTGCGTGAGTTTTATATCTTGCTTTTCCTTTAGCACTTAATTTCTCTTTGGTGCTCTCAGCAAGTTGTTTATCCCTAACTCCACCACTTTCAATATTATACACATTGTCAGATGATGATATCCAATAACTTTCTCTTTCGTCTAACATGTTATCAGATACTTCTTCTAAAATAGAAAATTGAAACTCTGCTTCTCCAAACAAATTAAAATCATCTTGCATTTCTTTTGAATAATGCTGGTTATGACGAAGTTTATATTTGTGGTCATCGAATCGTCTTTTTATATTCTTAGATTGACCAAAATAACTTCGTCCTGTTTTGGTACATTTAATTTCGTATATAATGCCCATAATATCACCTCTTTTTACTAAGTATATTATATCACATTTATACCGAAGATACAAATTAAAATTTAGAGTTCTACCGATTTTGGTAAGTTCTTAATCCGCCTATTTCTAAGCGGTGCGACAAAAGTCTATCGCTTCCGTGTTACCTAGTAGACCTGAACGAATGCGTTCCATAACATCGGTAATACTACGGCCTGAACCTTCAGCTATAACTGCAGATGTTTGTAACATCTTAGCAGTATAAGCACTTAGTTTGTTTGTGTCTTTGATAAATCCAGAAAATAAGTTTGAGTAGACTGCACCGTAGTTAGTAGCCTCACCCACCCCCATATTCATAGCATTAGCGTTATCGTTAACCCATTTTAAAAATGTTTGTGAACTCTCGCCCATCTGGCGTTTAATTTGGTTGATTGAAGCTGTAACCTCAAGAGCCATCTGTGTCGAGTACATACCAACATCAAGCAACTTCTTGCCAAGATAAGCAAAACCAGCGAATTTGGCAAGTTTACCAAACACACCTAGCATTGAGCCAGACTGCTCCTTGATTTTGTTGGTTGACTCTTGTACCTTGCTAGATGCACCTTTGACTCTATTCTCGACTTCTTTCATTTTGTTCTTGAAAGGTGCAATTTCAGCGTCAATCATTACCTTGAGTTCGTCAAGAGTAACTCCCATTTATTATCCTTTCGTTTTAAATTTCCTGTTGTGACTTTCAGCGAATGCACGCATACGTTCCTTATGTAATCGCATTTCTTGTTCTTGCCTTGCTTTTTCGACTTGTTCTCTCTCTTCCTTGAATAATTCAGGCGCATAGTCCCAAACCTCAGGCGGTTTAGCATCTTTTGAGAGCAACAAGGATACGTTATTAGCAATCATTTGTGAAAGCCTGTACGACTCAATAATTTTGTCTTTTTGTTTTTGGATCCTAACACGGTTGTAACTTTCAATCAGGTCTCTGATTTCAAGAACCGTTAAATCCCAAAAAACGAGAGGCTCCCCCCCGACGTCTAAAAACATAGGGTAAAGCCTCTCAACTATTTCAGTTATAGAATTGACCGTAGTCTGTTCTACTCGACTACTTCCAGTTTTGTTTTCTTGGGAGCTTTCTTCTTGTTTGTTTTCTCCCTTGGCATAAAACCCGAAACCTGGAGTAATGGCAAGATAACATCTGCCATGAACGCCGCCTGGTCTCCACCATTATCGACATACTCGTCGTAAAGGTCAGATGTATCTTCAAATGAAATACCGTGCTCATATTTTTGAAGTGCTCCATGAGTTAAGAGCAGCATCACCTTCAAAGGAGGCAATGTGAAAGTTTCACCTTCTGCTGGCATAAACACCTTGAGCAAGTTTGCTCCAATTTTTTCTTCAACTTTAGTCCCTTGCAAGGAAGTGAGGCGGAGTTTTAACTCCTTATCCTCGCTGACCTTCCATGTCGTATATGGTAGAGCCATTTAATTAACCTCCAATTCCGTCTGTAAATTCAAGTTCAGATTGCAATGCGATTTTAAGAGTAAACTCAATAACAGAGTTCACACCACCGCCACCAAGCTTGACAGATACTTGACCTTCAAATTTAACCTTGGTGTTGTCTGGGTATGTTTGTTCAAAGAAAAGTTTAGTCTTGTTGTCTGCTGCGTTACGCAAAATACGATAAGGAGCATTTACTCCGTCGTTTTTATAAGCGAATTTGTATTCAAGTTCTCCAGCATCGCCAATACCGAATTCATATTTTTTAACCTTATCTTCCAAGGTTGTATTTTCTACCTTTTCAGGTTCGATACCGAATTCAGGTACTTCTTTAAGCCCTGCAAGTTTGGTGTAAGTTCCTTTAGCTGTTCCATAAGCTAGCGTAATTCCGTTTGCTAACATGTATTAATTCTCCATTCTATATTGATAAACAAGCTCAGAGTCAAGGTCTACAATACCTTCAAATCTCATCAATTTATGCCTCAAATGAGAGGGGTCGGGGATATCTTGACTTTCAATCCTACGCAAACCCAATGAAGCGAAAATCTCATTGATTTTAACTGCGAGGTCGCTAGTGCTATCGTTGTCAAAAATATCAACCTTATAGCGAATTGATGTTTTTTGTTCCTTATCGTCGAACCATTCGCCTGGCTTGTTTTGTTCTTCCAAAAAAATAACGACTGGGAAGTTCTCCCAATCGCTTGGATAAGTGTCGGTCACATTATCTGCGACCTTCTGCAATTCTTTAAAAATAACTGGCTTAATATTGATCATCTTATCTGTTCTCTAATCTTTCTACTAACGTATTTTGAAATGTTATTTGATATGCGGTCGTGATTTTCTTTCAAGGCAGGATACAAGTAAGGTTGTGCAGCTTGACCGTACATTTTATAGAACTCTCCCATTTTTTGGAAGTGATACTTCCCTACGTCAATTTGGTCTTCATGTACGTACCAAGGGGTGGAACGATAAGACACGTTCACGTCTGGAGAAATCCCAGCATGATTGGCTTGCCCTTTCGGTCCTGTTCCAAGCTCGACATAAGTAGCGTGGTCAAGGTTTGTGAATACCTTTCCAAAAACTCGGTCGCCCTCAACTTTAACCCTTACTTTGATACTGTTTCTTAGCTCGCCTTCATTCGCTGGCGCTCTAAGTTTAGCATCTGCCTGAACAATGGTCTTAGAAGCATGCAAGACTGCTTGTCTAGTGATATCGGTCGCTTGTGTACCGTACAATTTACGGCATTTAGCTATGAGTCTATCTGCCCCTAGAAGCTCTGACACGTTCTAACTCCAATACTTGATGTTGACTGTATACCTTTTTTGAAATAACCCGATGCGTGACTTCTGTCTTGCTCTCAATACAAACACCATCTTTCACATTGATATCTGCATTCTTGCTCGCATTCGCATTCAAGATATCGTTTAGACGTTCTCCGTAGATTTCAGATTGAAGTCCACTACTCGCTGGCCACAATTCAAGTCTAACTTCTTCAACTTCGTCCGCATAACCCTCTTTAGCAATTCCCTCATTTGATACAGTTTTTTTAAACCGTCTGAGAGGGTATGGTTTCAGTCTACTCTTTTTCAAAAACATGACCAGCCACCCTTGCTAAGCGATGCATGCGTACACGCTGTAAAACGCCCGTAGACAACCCGTTTTCTGAGTAGGTAACAGATATACCCCCCTCACTCCTAGATTGCTCTCCTTCGCTTCCTGAACGGTTGTAGAGTTCGATTACGAGTTCAGGGATGAGTCTTTCAAGTGCGGGTGTTAGTTTGTCTCGGTTAGTTTCAGATAAGATAATATTTTCAGCTCTTAAAATAAAAGACGAGAGAACTGCTTCGTCACTCTCGCCCGTCAATATTTTTAGTTTTTCAAGTTCCATAAAGACCTCCTAATCCAAAGGAGTCGTCTCGTCTCCTTGCGCTTCGGTTTCTTCTTCGTCAATGATTTCAAGCACATCTACGATATCAACCGAGAATCCTTCCTTGAGGTTGTGTGACAGTTCGTCAAAGCGTTCTTCTATCATCTCAAATACTTCATTCTCTTGTCGAACCACTTGCGCTTGCCAATCATTGAACGCTTGCTTGACTCTGACTTTCATAGGTCAGACCTTATTTCTTGATTTCAGCAAGCACGACCTTAGAATCGTCTGAAACGGCTACTGTGTAGAATTCATCAATTGAGATTTCAGTAGAGCGTTTCAATGATTTACGGTCTACTTCAACGTTTGGATCACGTTTGAGGTAAACTGTCAATGCTGGGGTGTCTTTTTCAGTTTCATCATCATGAGTAAGTTTGATGATAGGGCAAGTGTAAAATGCGCTAGTTCCGTCAAGAGCGACTTTTTTAGTAGGAACGATGCGTGTGTTAGCGATTGTTCCAATTTCACCAGTCATAACGACTTGGTTCGGATATTTATCCGCTGAGATGAAGTTAGGGTCTTTACGCAAAGTTGTTACTTGTTTTGGATTGACAAACATTACTTTTTCAGTATTAACTTCTTCTTCAAACAAGTCAATAGCATCTACGATTACATCATAGCTGATTGCTTTTGTCTTAGAGTCAAACTTACGAGTGTTTGTTTTCAAAAGTGCATCCATTGCATCGTTATCAATTTTAGATGCGATTGAAAGTGCAAGTTGGTTTTCGGCATTACCTACTGGATCACCATAACCAGAAAGAACAGCTTCGTCTGTCAATTCAACAGCCTTCATAGCTTTCTTGATTGTAGCAGTCTTAGTAGATGTTCCAAGAACTACTACTCCAGCTTCTACACCTTCGTTAACGTCTTCAGCATCACCGATGTAAGTGTATGATGGAACTGTGATTGTGTTACCTGGAACGCCTTCAAGTGTGCGGTCGATAGTTGCGAATGGGATTACTTGCAATTTCTTTGGTAGTTTAGCTGCAATCATATCTCCCATTACTTCTGGATTTACGAGATTTGCAATTTTAGTTTGTGTCATGTTTTAAATTCCCCTTTTTATTTAATTTAAAAATGAGTTATACAATTCAGGGTTTGACTGTTTCAATGCAGCCTTCTCTGAATGGCTCATTTGGAAAAATTGAGCTCTTGAGAGCCCTGTTGATTGTTGTGGCGCAGTTTTAATAGGTGCGCTACCCTTCATGCGTTCGGATACACCTTTCTGTACTGCATCCTCCCACGTCTTCTGAATGCTTGCGACCGATTCGGTTACGGCTTCAGCATTCGACAAATCGACCACGGCTACTAATTCAACTGGTAAGCCACGTTCACTTAGCATTGCCTTAGCTTCTGCGGTCAATTCCTTGCGAGCAATAGCTTGTTCACGATTGGCCAGTTCTTGCTCTCGCTGATCTAACTGATATTTTTGTTTCTCGTCAGCGTTCATCTTGGCAAGTTTCTTAGCTTCGTTCTCTCTAGCTTCTTGCTCTGATTTCCACTTAGCGAACTTTTTATTGATGATTTCATCAACGTCTGCATCTGTGTACTTCTTCTCGTCTTGCGGTTGGGTTTCGATAGTAGGTTCTGCAGGTACCACTTGCTCCTCAACCGTTTCGACTGTTTGTGTTTCTTCGTTCATTACGAACCTCCTATTTTTAAAGTCGTCCCCGACTGTAATTTCCATAGCTTTTAAAGTCTTCAATGCTTGGACAATATAAAAACCGCATCAATTCTGATACGATTAAGTAACGATATTAAGTAGCAGTCTATTCCTGCCAGTCAAGATATCGGATCACCTACTTTCTTTTGCTAAACTCGTCGATTAGGCTTCTTGTGAGCGATAAGCAAAACGCTATAACCATCAAAAATACTAACCAACCAAGTGCTATAAGCACCCATTCCCAAACGAACATTTTTTACTCCTTTCTATGCATCTTCTTGAGACTTAGAATTCTTTTTCACCCATTCTTTGAAAGCATCAAAAGTATTCATGTTTTTAAGAGACAAATATTTTTCAATTTCTTCAATAGCTTTATCAACTGAAGTGTCATGAAAGCAGTAACCGTTACCCGATAAATCAAAAATTTTATTTTGGTTTTTCTTATCAACAATCCATAACTCCTCACCATGCCATGCACTCTGTGAGTCGTAACATTCCTTCGATTGTATTTCAAGGCCGTTATCTTCAATCAATCCTATCAATTCTCTATACTTGTTCATCAAATTCTCCTTTCTAGGTACGAAAAAAGCACTTAGATTTCTCTAGGTGCTTTGATAATTGTTGGTTATTTTTTTACCCAAAACCATGTGAAAATTTATCCGGCAATTTTTTGCCAAGTTTGATACTTTTAGTTAAAGTATCTTTTACAAACGAAGTAAACTCTTCCAAATCGTCGCCTGTATAACTGTAATTTAAGGTGTTTTTGTCTACTGTTGCAATACCTTGACATCCTCCACTTACTGCAGAATATTGTCGCATAGTAGCGTCGTCTTCAACCTTGCTCAAAGTAATAATCTGTCTATCAATCCTCGCCATTTTTAATCGCCTCCTCATAATTAAATTGTATGTTAGCTTTTTTATGAGCTTCATCATAATCCATTTTTTCATGGTTCATATAGTATGACTCAAGACGCTCGTGTTGTAACAATATTATATCGCTCTCTTTTGGGTTTCCCGTGTATAACCTTTGGAAACTTTGAGCCATATCATAATGCGGATAAAAGTTCATCTTCCTCTCTTCAAAGGCTTCATGATCCCATAATAAATACTCGTTATCTAGGATGTGCTCTAATGCTTCTGACACTATTGAGTGTGACAATCCACTGCTTTTTGCCATTTTTTCCACAACGTCTGCTCTGTTCGAATTTCTCAACTGATTATAGTATCTTACTGCAAAGGCATTTTTTTGTTTCTCTACATCCCCACGAACAGCGCTTATCGAACCACTAGATACCTGAGAGGTTAACTTATCCATACCTTGATTATAACTCTTTCCTCCGTCTTTTGCAACATATTTACCATACCACTCTTTATAACTCATATCAGCAGGCACGTACTCGACTTTACCTGTTTCAGGATTCCTTGCCCTGCGCTCGAGCTTACTGTAATCTGCGTCTTCGTCGTGCGCGATAGTCGTAGACCTGCACCATGGATGCAAAGGTGGATAATTTACACCAGGGACGGCCTTGTCCGTATTGTAGACCTTGTTGTCGTGTTCTTGACAGATGTGTGACGTGCGCCTATCTAATACAGCCACAAATTTGTACTTTGTAATCTCAGCATCTTCATAGCTTAGCAGTTCCATCTGATTGTGGAAAAAAGCTGACTCGGTACGAACCAAGCGCCTAGCTTTATTCTGTCCGACCTCGAATCGTTCTGCGATAACTTGAGATGTATCTCTTACACTTCGACCAGTCATGAGACTTACTAGGAGTTCGTCCTTTACGCTTGAAACGAGCGCCCCTGTATTTCCCCATATTCTGTCTGAATAAGCCTCTCCTGTCCACTTTAGACCTTGTAGACGTTTGATTTCTGTTTCAGGTAAGTCAGAGAAGCTATAAGCAAGTCCTGTCTGCTGTTGCAGGTCGAAAGTAGCCTTGTAGTAGCTATCTTTCATCAAATCGCTGTAAAAGGCATCTGAACCTTTCTTCTCAGAATGATAAATAAACTCACGCATACGATCTAAATCATCGTCCAAACGTTCTAAACGCTTAATGCGATAAGCATAAGCTGGACTGTCTAAATCAGCGAGTAAGCGTTGGATATTCGGGTCATTCGGTCTTGCTTCCAGAACCTTGCGAAGTTCATTCAGGTCCTTTTGGTCCTTCATGTTCTTCAAAACATGACGAGCATCACGCTCGCTCAAACCATAATCACGCTGAAACTTATCAAAGACCTTATTGATTTGTTTATCTAGATAGGCTTTTGATTGCCTGTAGATATCGTCAAACTTATCCGCTTGCTTTTCAGCTTTATCCATCTGTTCATAGATGAGATTAGCCTTCCTCTTCGCCCAATACTCCTCGTTCTTCATCTGTCACCTCTTCGTCTGGCTTCGTGTTGGCCTGATTAAAGAACGGCACACGCTCCATGTTCTTCTCTTTCTCTTCTTCGAGTTCTTCTAATTCAGCATCAGGATCTTCAACGAATGGCAAGAGAGAAATAAGCTGACGAAGTGAAACCTTACCTTCAAGGTTATTGATAACCTGTGACAACTCAAGCAAGTTCTTAGGCAATCCACGGCTAAACTGTGGCACGATCGAATGTGCCTCAAGAGCAATCTGCTGCATGCCCAGATAATGAGCGAAGATAGCAATACGCTGACGAATACCACGCTTGTAGTTCGCTTCCTTGGTTTTAGTAATCATCTCAAGACCTAGCAACTTAAATTCCATGGCCACGCCTGAGCTATTCCCTGCGAAGTTTTCATCTGTCAAATTCGGTACATGACTGAATGTGTAGATGTCTTCTTTTAACGATTTACGCAAGATTTCAGTAGCGTTCTCGTCCAAAGCGTTCTTCAAAAAGTCAGCTTTTGCATCTGTTGGTAATTCCAAAAGGCCTTCTTCAGCAAGGATGCTCATTGCTTCCCTGGCATCTTCTAGATTATCGGCTAACTGCGCACCATACAATACAAGAATAGACTCAACTGCTTGCTCCTTGTCATTGACACGATTACCCATTAACGAATTGTAAGCATCTATCAAGCTGATTTGTTGCTCGTAGTCACCAATTGCGAAGTGGTTGTTTCGGTATTCAATGATTGGAACCTGTCCAAGATTATGTGGTTCTACTTGTTCGTTTCGTGTGGTACCCATACTTGAATCACGCAGCACGATGTGATAGTGAAGATTCTGTGTGAAGACTTCCGCCTGATACTTAGTAGCATCTTTGGAATCGTCCTTAATTTCGTAGTAGTACACTGCAAAGAGAACTCTGCGTTCAATACTATCATCGTAAACCAAGAACACATTCTCAGGGTCTATACTGGTTGAATCAAGCTCTGTCAATCCTTCCTTCGCATAGATGTATTCATAAGCACGCCCATAGATAGCCATGTTAAGAGCGTTCTGTGTGTCTACCTGGTCAATTTCAGCACCGTCAAACGCTACAAGTAAGGATTCAATATCACCGTCAGCTGTGTTATTGTACTTAATAGCATTACCCATGAAGTAACCCGTAGAAGTGTCAGCAATATCCTTGGCATGATTAGCTACTGTCTTGAAGTTCGGGGCGTTCTTATTCCTTCGTTCATGTTTCAAGATAGCATGCTCGCCCATGTAGTAGCTTTTAAGTTTCTTCAATCGTTGGCGTTCTTGTGTGTGTTTCTGAATCAGCTTGTAAATCAATTCCTTGTTTAAAGCCGTTTCATCATATCCCTCTCGTGGATAAGTTAAAATCTGATACATTTAATTCCTTTCTATAAACCAAAATCTGACCGTCTGCGGACAGTTGCTTTAACGCCTTCGATACATTGAAGGCTATATCGTAGCGCGTCCATTAAGTGGTTATTCTTATCTTCTGGCTTGTTCAACCAATTGCCTTCTTTATCGCGTTGATAACAATAGCTGTAAAATTCGTCCATGATATGTTCACACCTCGGATGCACATAAATAGCGTATCCTTGCAATTTGGACACGCCTGCCATGATACTATCCTTTCCTTTCCTACTCTCTTTGATTCGAGATATGCCATGTTCTGACCTAAGTTCTTCAATCAGACGAGATTCTGCGCTATCTGCGATAATTGTCGAACGATGATATCCTTTATCTTTTATCATCTTAGCGACTTCCTTAGTTATCAAACCGACTCTGTACGCTTCGTCAAAGATGTGTATCTCTTTCGCTGTGTCGTTTATTAACGAACAACACAAAGCTGTTGGATCGTGAGTAAAACCAAAGTCAAGACCGATACATAGTTTGTTATCAGGGTTTCGCAACAGCTCATCTTTATCAAACTCCTTGACAGTCACGTTGTTGTAGATTAAACCTTCAGCAACACCCCACTCACCGTCACAAACGATTCTCGCACGCCTTGGATTCGTATGATACAAATCTTCATAACGCTTGATATCGACTTCGTCCAGCCACTCGTTACATCGATAGGTGGTCGTCATAGACAACGTATCAGCTCGTTTAGTTTCTTCGTCAAAGAAAACACGTTTGAGCCAGTGCCTCTCGTTCCACGGGTTAAATGTGACTGTGATTTGTTTAAAAAAATCAGGAACGTCTAAGCTACCACGAATAGACTCAACTACCGTACTGAACTTATCTTCAGTCTCAATCTGATACGCTTCCTCGAACCATGCCCAGCATAAGATACCTACATCAACTGTGATAGATGTGATTTTAAGTTCATCGTCCAAACCACGAAATAGAATCTTCTGACCTGTTTCCCTCACTGTTATTTCAGGTAAGGACTCATTGAATTTGAATTTATGAGCGACTTTAAGTTGGTTAGCTGCCCACTTAAAATCCGTATAGGTTGATTGCTTGTTCGTATTTGAATACCTACGAATGACAAGCAAGTTAGCCCAGGGATATTTCAATAAGCGTATGATGTAATTCAAAGCAGTCGTCTTTGACTTCTTTGAACCACGGGAACCCTTGACAACACGATAGAGATTTCTCGAACGCCAGAACTGACCATATCCATTGCCTACCATCTTTGGTAGATCTACGATAATATCGTTCTGTTTAATCTGGTATGTCTGACTCATTCGCAAACACCACCGTTCCAGAAACGTCTGCCTCTACCTTGTCAGTCCAAAGCCTGTGACGTTTTCCTAAAAGTTCAGCAGCTTTAATTCTATCTTTAGCTCCGACATCGATATCAATAACTTGTTGACCTAATTCACCGATACTACAGAGGGTCTGTTCTTGAGTCTCCCCTCGCATTACTGAAGTTAGATAACCTAAGACCTCTTGCTGATCTGCAATCTTTTCAGAATCAAGCTGTTTCAGTCGTTCATCTATATAGGTTTTAATCTTAGGATTCTTTAGTAATTTGTGACCTTCAACACCTGCCACTCTATCACTAGAAGCGCGATAACCCGCTTTCTTATAAGATTCAGTCGCATTACCTGAGATGATGTACTCATCTGCAAACTTCTTTTGTTTTATAGTTAAATCATTCAATTTTCCATCACCTCCACTTCTTAAAAATCAAAAAGCCACTCGATGAGTGACTGTATGCGGTAAGTGG